GTCGCAACTAGACCAGGCCCCGCGTTCACAACCACATGAACGCCACCCCCTGATAAGGTGGAAACTTTAGATTAGGAGGTTCACCCACCTCAAACAAGACTTAACCAGTCAACTGTACCCTCGTCCGTACTCCGCGTGGCCTCGGTCAACGAGTTAAATCCTGTTTACGTTCAGGTTCTTGATGTTCAATATAGACTCCAATGTCGTCAGTAGTCAACGCCGTCATATGAGCTATCTTTAGGTAGTCATCAACGGAGTTGGCTACATGCCTGAACGTCTTCTGAGCTGCACTTGAAAGCACGGCAAAGGATGGGCTCTGCATAATGCCCAAAACAATTGGAATCTTAGTCTTATATCTAATACCACCTACGGTTATTAAATTACTATTGCAATCAAAATAGTCAACGGCATCAAATACGTACATACGGTCCACGGACAATTCTTTCTTCGCTTTCCAGGCCATCTCAATGCCTGTCTGCAAACACTCACGAGCTAAAACTTCAGTGTAATGAAGGTGCGAGTCGCGCATAGCGAAATTGCGAGTAAAACCAACAATGAAATTAGCTTCACAGCGATAACAATTCCCAATATCACGAATGTAACTCCAAGCAACGGAATTGCATTCGGGACAATGGCGATTATGGACCCTAGACATACTGCCAAACAAATAAATTGCAATATAACAAACATAAAACTGATAGATAAACTATTTATTTAGTGCCGGCATTGGCTTCCGGCATAGCCCTGTCAAAATCGGTATTTAATTAAGTTTCAATTGAGACATAAGTAATTGTGCTAACTTAGCAAGCTCTTCAATATTAGTTGACGATAAACGATTCTGAGATGAACCAGACTCCTCTTTCTGTTCATTGCCAGTGATGGTCTTAATAATACCAGGTATAGCTCCCACAACATTACCCAAAATTGGAATTTTAGACACCACATTACTAATAATGCCCATTAGCCCGCCCAATATGTTATAAGATTCTGGATACATAAAAGGGTGATGTACTCCCATCATATGGCAGATGGTGAGCGCGGCTTCACACTTGTCACCATTTGATTTCATGAAAGGCATATAGGCACTATTCTCTCCTGCTACTATCTCCACATCTCGCACTAACTTAATAGCAGGGGCACAACTTGTTGGTATTGAACTCCACACAGTGCAACCCACCCCATAATTTAAATCCAAAACATCTCTAGGCGCAACAGTAAATTCTCTAGAAAACTCAGCATCAGTCAAAACAATTTGGCGACGCTCACTAGCTTCCTGGACGTTAAAAATAGGTTGAAATATACGTTTAACCATGTATATGCCATTCTGTTCCTTTGCTGACATGTACACGGCCTTAGGAGTGGATTGTATTATATTTTCGGTATCAGTTGGGGGCAATTGGAGAGTGGTGATTGTCGGGAATTCAGCAGTGGAAACTAATGTCCACCCATAGTAGACATTTGGGTTTATGACTCCGGTAAATGAGAATATCAGAGTTGAAGTAGTAGTATTGGTAACACTAGCTGACCACAAACCTCCAGCAGCACGAGATATCACATATGTCAAGGTGTCACCAGCAGAAATGGTGATATCATTCACTATCATGTCCCATTCAGCCACAGCAGTTTCTACAATGTCGGCAACGTTGGAAGAAGCCCTAAATGCTAAGTAACGCCAACCTA